TAGTATGCCTTCTGTTGCAGTAGATTACTCACTGCAACCCAAGATGCAAACGACTGCCCATCGGTTCGGGATCTCGGAGGTAGCTTTTTCACCTTAACAGGTGTTATTACTTCCCCCTTGTAGGCATCACATCCACAGGACTCTCGAAAGTGCCCCGTATAACAGCACTTCTTCTCACTAAGGCGTAAGCCAAAGTAATGGAAGTTCTGAAGGAGGAAGACTTCGTCTCCTCCACGGACAATGATGTCATCTCCATACACGTATGTAGTAGCGCAAGCCTGTCTAAGGCTCTTACCACCGTACACGTGTATACACGCTGCTGCGAGTGCCCAAAAGCACAGCGCCTCAACGGGAAAGCATAAAGCTGACCCCATTGGCGCGTACTTTTGCATCTCCACAGTCTCGCCGTTAGGCAAAACCGTAGTTAATGATCGGAGTGCAAGCAGATGGCCTAGAATAGGCGTGTCTGCAAACAGACTTTTCACTAGTGCAAGTGACACCCGGTCGGAGGCATCAGTTAAGTCGAGCGTCGACCAGCTTCCGTCGATAGAGCCCTGAAGGGCTAATCTTCGGTTAATACGCTGATCCTTAAAATTTACACGACCCCGTGTTAAGGGGTGACGCTCAATCCATTGCACAAGCTTTCTACCAAGTCCCTGTTGTAAAAATTGGATCTCTAACGGTTCGGCTGAAATTAGCCGAGGCCCTCGAGAATCCTTTGGGACCAACATTACCTTCGCTTCAGGGCGATCAACATGTTCAAGTAACATGTAATCATCCCAAGCGTCGAATAAATGTCTGTCGTTGAGATAATAATACTCAGCGGCAGGGTAGTATTCCTCGGCACTTGAATAGATGCGTTTGAAATGCATCTTCTCGTGGGTCCTTTCTCCTGTTGCTACGGAGCCAGGTCCATGTCGGGGAATAATTGTATCAGGGCTGAAATTACGTAATAGCCCAGTGAGGAGGCTTCTGGCCTCTTCCAATACAATAGGCTCAAGACGACTAGCGCTAGTCCCCAGGTGACTAAAATCAACTGGGAGAGAGGCGTCAGTTTTGGTAAATTTATGTAATACTTTACCTTCAGTCTTTGGATCATATGGTACCTCCAACTTGTAAAACATGAAACAGAATTGGTTCATGTCCGTGATAGCGCAGATATCCGCGTCATCACGAACCACCCCGTCGTCATCGAAAATGCGACTTAGCAAACCCTTCATAAAATGAGGGATTGCTGTACCACGCTTTTTACTAAATTGTGGTATTTGAAGTCGTTTACCTAAGAGGGATGAGTTTATACTCTTTCCCAACGAAGGTAAAGTCTTGGTTAAAAACCCAAGACCTTCGGCGGCGGTACGACGTTGTAAAGTACTAACGTCGCGTTCAGTTCCCAACCCTGCCTGCTGCAGAATGTCTAAAAGCAGTTGGGTAGAAAGGTTAAGACAGAATGATAGTAATTTCTTACCATCCATCGGTTTAATCCGACGTTCTGCCTTGATCTGGCTTTTCAGGATAGCATTATTCATGCAGGTCCTCCAAAAGCCACCAAAACCGTCATACGGTTTCCCGTACAGGAAGTCTAAAATTAGACCTCGCGGTTCATAATTTGGTCAACAAATGTCACTTCACCAACAAAGTTGGTGAGCTGCGTAATAATGTC